AGGAGGCACTATTAGTGACCTCCTTTAGTGTTATATGGAAACGTGATAAAAGTAAAAACAAAGAGAAAGCATTATAGGATTTTGCTGTAATGTATTTTCTATGTGATCCTAGAAGTGATTATATGTTCTTAACTGATAGAAACGAAAGATTAGAAAAAATAAAAGAATAGCAAGGTTTATCTAAGAAATGGAAACCAGACGAAGATTTATTAAAAGCAATGGAAGTATATAAGACTTTAACTCAAACCACATCATCTTTATTACTGGAAGATACTAAAATTCTTGTAGATAAATTAAGGACGTAGATGAGAGAAATTGATTTAAATGAAACAGATGATAAGGGTAAACCTAAATATACGTTAACCACTATTACATCTGTGGCAAAATAGATTCCTGGGTTAAGTAAGGATCTTGCCGAAGCCGAACAAGCATTGATTAAGGAGATTGAAGAAAATGGTAGAATTAGAGGTCAAAAGGCTAAAACGATTCTTGAAGATGGTTTAAATAGTTTAAAGAAATAATATGGAAGCAAACGATATAATTAAAATATATAATGATTATATTAGTAATCAAAGATTTAAAAATAGTATTGGGGCTACTGGTTATTTTGTGATAAAGAAAAATACTCAAAGGAGTAGTAGTTTTACTGGAGCATATATAGATTATATTTATAGTATATTTTATATAAATGATAATCATGATGTATATGATTTTTATACAATAATTTAGACCCTTAATCCCAATGTAAAGGATCCTTGGAATAAAGTATCTGAAATGTTGTTAAGATATCTTTTTAATTTAAAAGATTCAGATTTATTTGAACAAATATTAAAAGGTACTTACAATGGAATTTAATGAATATTAGACAAAGTTAACAGATGAACTATTAAATTCATTACATCCTGAAGTAAAAGAAGGGGTATTAGATTCAATAAATAGTGTTGAATTTATCAAAAGACTTGTATCTAAGGATAGAAAATATGCAAAAGATTTGCCAAGAAAGGATGGTAAAATTATTGTAGATATAATGAATTTACATATTTTACAGGATATGGAGTATTTTAGACCAACAGGTAACCATTATAGAAAGTACGGAGTTTTGACAAATCTAATGCCTAATGGTAATCCAAATAGTGAATTTGGTAAATGGCTTTGTACAGAATTAGACAGAATATGGTATGGTATGGTTAGAGAGTCTGACGGAGAATGGATACCTGGTAATATGTATTTTTATTTAAATTATACTCCAATAGTTCAATCGAAGATTCGTAAAGGCACTAGATAGGCCGACCGTATTGTTGACTTTCCTGAAGTATGGGAAGGAGTTTATATGGTGTTTCATTATTTAGATTAGGCTCGTAATGGGGGATTATATAACAATTGGGAAGGAGGTAATCATGCCGTAGAAATAGCTAAACGTGGGGCTTCTAAATCATATATTGTGGCATCAATGTTAGCCAAGTTGTTTACTTGTGGAGAGAATGAAATTTCATGGGAAAAAGCAAGAGGAGTAGTAACAGCATATTAGAAAGAATCCCTTACAAAGGATGGTACTTTAAATAAGTTTGTTGATATTATTGACTTTTGTGCGGAACATACTCAATTCCCAGCATAGAGATTAAAAGATTCTTTAGCCGAAATGTCTTGGAAGATGGGATATAAAGATGCAGATGTTAATACTAATAAAGGTACCAGTAATGAAGTACTTGGTGTAACATCCAAAGATAATGTTGAAAAGTCTCGTGGTAAACGTGCTAATTTATTTTGTTATGAGGAGTTTGGTGCTTTTAAAAAATTTATTGATATTTGGAATGTAAACTTACCCTCTGTATAGGAAGGTAATATTGTATTTGGTCAAGCATTTGCTATTGGTACTGGTGGATCTGAGGGAAGTGACTTTAGTGGTGCTTTAGAGATTATTTATAATCCTTTAGGATATAATGTATATGCTTTACCAAATTTATTTGATAGAAACTCTCAAGGTAATCAAAAATCTGTATTATTCTTTGGTACATATTTAAATAGAAAGGGATGGTATAATGATGATGGAGTATCTGATATTATAGGAGCTTTAATAGAAGTATATAAGACACGTATTAATCTTAAATATAATAGTACTGATCCTATGGCTCTTACACGCAATATGGCTGAAAATCCTATTACTATATAGGAAGCTATTATGCGTAGAGATAATAATTTCTATCCAATAGCAGATATTAATGATACTTTAAATGAAATTGATTTAGATCCCCATTCATTGGATTATATCAGTTGTGGATATTTAAATATGAAAGATGGTAATAATAAATTTGTTCCAAGTATAGATAATAAACCTATCAGAGTGTTTCCCCATAGGGACAATAAAGCAACTGGTTGTATAGAAGTACACAGACCTCCTGTTGCGGATAGTTCTGGAAAAATACAGAGAGGTAGATATATTGCAGGTAGTGACGTATATGACGATGACGCATCTGAAACATTATCTTTAGGATCTATATTTATATTAGATTTATTAACAGATGATATAGTGTGTGAATACACTGGTAGACCTATGTTTGCTGATGATTTTTATGAAATAGTTCGTAGAATGGCACTTTGGTATAATGCAGAAGTAAATTATGAAAATAATAAGAAGGGTTTATTTGGATATTTCTCCAAAATGAATTGTACCTATCTTTTATCAGACACCCTTGATTTTCTTAAAGATAAAGAAATGATGAAAGGGGGATTGTATGGAAATAAAGCAAAGGGTACCACATCAACTGCTTCTATTAAAGCATATGGTCGTAAAATACAAAGAGATTGGTTATTAAAACCTGTAGAAATATCTAAAGAAGAAGATGGTCAAGAAGTTGAATATATTATTCCTAAAGTAAAAACATTAAGATCTAGAGCATATTTGCAGGAATTAGCAGCATGGAATCCAGATGGTAACTTTGATAGGCATGATGCAATGTTAATGTTAATGTTAATAAGAGAAGATAAAATGAGGTTGTTTGGAGAAAGATCAGCAAGTGAAATGTTATCCAATAACAATAGAATAAATTATTTAGGAAACGATCCATTTTTTAAATAGGATGAACATAGAAAAAAATCAATTAAATAATCAAATTTAGGGAGTTTCTTAATTGAAATTCCCTTTTTTATTTAGTTTTGATTATATTTAGTAATAATTTGAATAAAAAGATATTATTAATTTAATTATTTAGTTGTGGAATTGAATAATGTTTTGTATATTTGTATATTTAAATAAATTTAATAACGTAAAAAATGAGTCGAATAGAGAATTTACCACCGCAGCAATTATCTTTTTCTAAAAAGACTAAAGAGTGGCGTAAAAAACATCTTGATTGGGCAGACAATCGTTCATACTTTAATGATAATGTAGTACGAAAATCTGTATTACATAAGAAAATAAATTATAATCTTCTTAATGGAAAGATAGATATGGATGATATGCAGATGATAATAAATCCAGATTCTTTACAAAGTAATTTTATTCAAGATTCTATTTAGCATTATCCTATTATGAATGCTAAATTAAATGTATTAAGAGGAGAAGAATGTAAACGTAGATTTGATTATAAAGTTGTTGTGACTAACCCTAATGCTATTTCTGAAATTGAAAATAATAAAAAGAATGCTGTTTTTGAAAGTCTTAAATAGTTAATGCAAGAGTCCTCTCAATCAGAGGATGATTTTAATGCAAGATTAGAGAAGATTAATGATTATTATACATATGAATGGTAGGATATTCGGGAGATTAGATCTAACTCTTTATTAAAACATTATATAAAAGAGTTGTCTATTCCTTTAATATTTAGTAATGGATTTATGGATGCAATGACTGTTGCGGAAGAAATTTATCAATGTGATATTGTAGGGGGTGAACCCACTATTGAAAGAATTAATCCATTAAAAATTCGTGTATTTAAGTCAGGTTATTCTAATAGAATTGAAGATGCTGATATAATAGTATTGGAAGATTTTTGGAGTCCTGGAAGAATTATAGATACATATTATGATGTATTATCTACATCAGATATGAAATATATAGAAGAATTGCCTAATACTTCTGATTCAGAAACGGATGACTTTGATGAAAGAAAATATTTTTCAAATTATGTAGGAGATGATGGAGTTTTCCAAGAAGGTTCCATAATAGATAATTATGATCTCTTCACAGGGTCTGCTGGTACAGCTACTCAATATTATGACAATGCAGGAAATATTAAAGTATTAAGAGTATATTGGAAAAGTCGTAGAAAGATTAAAAAAGTTAAATCTTATGATCCTTAGAATGGAGAAGAAATATTTACTTTTTATCCTGAAACATATGTATTAAGAACTGATTTAGGAGAAGAAGAATAGGTATTTTGGATCAACGAAGCTTGGGAAGGTACTAAAATTGGGAAGGAGATATATGTAAATATGAGACCTAGACCTATTCAATATAATAGATTATCTAATCCATCAAAATGTCATTTTGGTATTATAGGATCTTTATATAATTTAAATGATGATAGACCATATTCTCTTGTAGATATGATGAAACCATATAATTATTTATATGATGTAATTCATGATAGACTTAATAAGGCTATTGCTGCCAATTGGGGTAAAATACTAGAATTAGATTTAGCCACTGTACCAAAGGGATGGGATATAGAGAAGTGGATGTATTATTCAAAAATTAACCATATTGCCGTAAAGGATTCTTTTAATGAAGGTAATATTGGAGTTGCAACTGGTAAATTAGCAGGAAGTATTGCTAACCAATCCAGGGGAGTTATTGATGCCGAAACTGGTAATTATATTTAGAATCAAATAAATTTATTGGAATTTATTAAGATGGAAATGGCAGAAGTTGCTGGTATATCAAAACAAAGAGAAGGATAGATCAGTAATAGAGAAACTGTTGGAGGAGTTGAAAGAGCCACTTTACAATCTTCTTATATAACTGAGTGGTTGTTTTCTATTCACGAAGATGTCAAAAAAAGAGTATTGGAATGCTTTTTAGAGACTGCAAAGATAGCACTGAGGGGTACTACTAAGAAGTTCCAATATATTCTTTCAGATTATTCCATGCAAGTTATGAATATTGAAGGTGATGAGTTTGCAGAATGTGATTATGGATTAGTAGTAGATAATTCAGATACAACCCAATTATTAGATTCTAAATTAGATGCTCTTGCACAAGCCGCTTTATAGAATCAAACACTATCTTTTTCGACTATTATGAAAATTTACACTAATAATTCTCTTGCTGAAACTCAGAGACTCATTGAAAAAGATGAGACTAGGATACAACAACTTGCAATTGATAATTTGAAATTAGATAGGGATGACAAGATGACAACCCTACAAACGGAAATTGAACAAAAGAATCTTGACAGAGAACAAAAGGAAAATGCTAATATTCGAGATAATGATACAAGATTATTAATAGAATAGATGAAAACATTTGCAAATGAGGAAACTACAGAAGATGTAGAATATAGTCTTGAAAAAAAGATGGATCTAGAAGAGAAAATAAGACAATTTAATGAGAAACTTGAATTAGAGAGAAAGAAACATGAAGACGATATTAATCTTAGAAAGGAAGATTTGTCTATAAAAAGAATACAAAAATCTACGACATCTAAATAAAAATTGAAGTTATGGTTATAATACAAGATACATCTACAGAGTCTGCACAAATTATTGTATCTCCTCAATTGGACTATAGTTCTGTGTTATTATTTTATATAATTTAGGATAATATAAAAACACTTATATATGGGGAGATTACTGCTAGTTCTGTATATAAAGACTTTCAATCAGATAAGTTATATATAATATTTGAAT